TTCGGTTCGTGGTCACATGCCCTGCACTTTCGATAGGGCCGCGTCGACCGCGGCGGTGTAGACGTGTTCGACGGCCGGCGCCGCGTCGTCCAGTGATGACGTCAACGCCCGGGACGGTGTGATGTGGTGCCGGGCCCAGCCGAACTCCTGCACGCCGGCGTAATTCAGCGGCGACCCGATTTCGGCGCCGGCGTCGGTCACGGTCACACCGAACGACGCGGCCAGGGCGCCGGTGCGCCGCCGGGCCCGGCCCTGCACCAGCCGCACGACCTCGCCACCGGCGGCGGTGTGCGCGGCGTCCAGGTGGCCGAGCTGGTCGCCGAAGTCGCGCAACGTCCGGGCGAACGTCGCGCCGCCGACCAGTTCGACGCCGCCGGCCACTACGCCGACGCCTTAGCCTTCGATTTCCGCTCGGCCGGCTCGGCCGGCACGTCGACCAGCACGCCGTCACGCCGGCGGCGCTGGCCGGTGATCGGGACGCCGGTCACCAGTTCCCGGGTCGCGCCGCCCGGGTAGGTGAACGTGACCGTTCCGACGACCTGGAATTCGAAGTCTGACGTCAGGACGGCGCCGTATTCGTCGGCGCCTAGGTCCAGCGGGTCCAGGACGATCGTGCCGGCCGCGGTCACGCCGTCAGCGGTGTTCGGCGTGAACGTAAACGCCTGTTCGGTGCCCGGCGCCGACCAGGACAGTTCGAACAGGCCGCCGACGCCTTCGGCCGCGTCGACGTCGATATTTCCTTTCAGCGACGCGGTGTAGGTCACGGCGCCGGGAACCTTTGTGCCGCACAGTTTTTGGGTGGAATCCTTCTGGTCCTTGGCGGCGGCGATGCGGCAGCCGTTGATCAGGCAACTAACGTCGATTTCGGTGCCGGTCGCGCCGATTTCCAGCGTGCCGGGCCCTAGTACGGTCACGGTGTTGTCTCCTTTGGTTGGGTGAAGCGTTCCGTCCACATCACGCGATACGCCGGCAGCGGCGCCGCCTGGTGCGGTATCAACAGGTCGGCCGGGTCGGCCGTGACGCCGGCCCAGTCCAGGGCGATCCCGACCGATTCGAGTAGGTCGCCGAGCGTCGCCAGGTCGGCGTTGCGGCCGGCGGCGCCGGTGACACACCAGGCGGTAAACGCCGCGGTGAAGTCGCCGCGGCCGAATCGCCACGTCAGCGCCGGCGGCGCCACGTAGACGCACGGCGGGTTGATATCGCGTTCGTCCAGGGTGGCTCGCACGCCGGCCGCCGTCAGGCGGTCGACTACCGATTGCACAGCGCCGGCGACGTCCACTAGCCAACACCGGGCAGCGCCCATAGGCCGGTGCGCAACGCCCGGGCGATTTCCGGGTCGTAGCGGCTGACGTAGGTCACGGACTCGCCGAACGTCTCGACACCGCCGGGTGAGTTGCGCCGGCGCACCAGGCGGGCGGCGAGCATGACGGCCGCCTGGTACGTCTCGGCGTCCGGTGTGTACACCGGCGCCGCTACCCGGGCGGCTCGGCCGGCCGGCGCCGGCGCCGGCCATCCGTCCGGGCGGGCCCGTTGCACCTGCGGTTCGACCGCGGCGGCGCACCTGGTCACCAGGGCATCGTCGCCGGTATCCGCGGCCGCTAGACGTAACTGTGCCTTGACGTCGGCGACGTCAAGCCACGCCGGCACATACTCGGGCATCAGTTAGACGATCGGCGCAACGACGGACACCTTGACGACGCCCAGCGGGTCGTTGACCAGCTCGGCCGAGTAGCCGAACACGCCGACGTCAATACCGCCGTTCGCCAGGTCGACCGCGCGCACGGTGAACGGATTACCGCGCGGCGTGTACTGCGTCACGGCCCGCCGGTCGCCGGCGACGATCGAACCATTCAACAGGGCCGGCGATTCGAACACGCGCAGATTGTTCACGCTGGCCGTGTTCCCGGCCAGGTCGACGCCCGACGAACTGGTCAGCCACCAGGGCGCCTCACTGGTCGGAATGTCCAGGTAATCGGCGAACAGGTCGGATGCCAGCGCGATAAACGACACGTTCGCGCCGTTGCGCTTCAGTGTGTTGGCGGCCAGCCGCACGCCGGCGATCACGTCATCGGCCGGGCCGGCGACGGTCGACTCGGCCAGGACGATTGACGCGATCGCCTGGTCCAGTTTCTTGGCGTAATCCTGCGACACCAGCCGAAGCCACGTATTGATCACCGATTCGTCGCCGAAGTCGATCCAAATACGATCGAAGTCCGCGGCGACGGCGTGCCGGTGCGCCAACACGTCGACCGGCTCAAACGACAGGGTGCCATCGGTCGGGACGGCCGCCTTATCGCCGGCGTATGGACTGATCTGCGGGCCGGGCGGCACGCGCTTCCAGCCGGTCAGCCGCATAGACGTCAGGGTCGCCGTCGTGATCGCGTTCGCCCAGTCAAGTTGCTGATACTCGGGCGTCCAGATTTCGCCGAGCCACTGCGGCGGCGACGTGGCCGCCGAGCCGGTCGACGTCGGCGTGATATCGGCCAGGGCGGCGTTCAACGCCGCGGCGGTACGGCCGCCGCCGATGAATTGCGCGGCGATCTGCGCGGCCGCCTGGTCGAACGTCAGCGTCGCGGTACGCCGGCGGGTCGCGGTCAGGCCGGCCGGGGCCCGGGCGGCGCGGCGTTGCGCCGGCATCCGGCCGGCCGGCGCCGGCGGCGTGGTCGTCTGGTCGTCGTCGTCGTCGTCGTCGGTGTCGCCGTCGCGTTCGGCGGCGATCCGGGCGTCACTGAAGGCCGGCAGCGGTACCAGGGCGATCGCGGCCAGCTCGGCGGCGATCAGCTCGCCGTCGTCGCCGATTTCGACGTCCTCGAGCTCCACCGACAGGGCATCCCGGGTGCCTTCCCGCGCTTCCAACAGGGCCGAGTCGCCGTCCGGCGTGGCCGCGATATGTAGCTCGGCGGTCAGGCCGTCCGTCGTCTCGGTCAGGGCCGTCACATAGCCGACCGGCCGGGTGCGATCGTGGCCGGTGAACACCTTCACCCGGCGCAGATCGGTCGGCCAGCGGACGACACCGGCCGATGCCCGGACCAGGCCGGCGCTGGTGCGGCCGTCCGCGGCGTAGGGCAGGGCCAGACCGCGCAACGTGCGGTCGGTCGCCGGGCGGCCGGGTGCGGCCGTGATCACGGCGTCGCTGGCGACCAGTTGCAGGCGCCGGCGGGTCATCGCCGCGGCGTCGCAAACGATCCTGACGACGTGGCGCCTGGTGTGAGCTGGCATGGTTCGGGCCTTCCGTTAGTCGGCGGTCGGCGCGCCGGTCGGCGGCGCGACACTCGTTGTGAGACTGGACGTATCGAACGCGACGCGCTGGCCGGCCGGTACTACGGCGTCCATTGACAGGGCCGCGGCGATCGCGTCGGTATACGCCGACAGGCCGTAGTCCAGCCATTGCTGATTCCGCGATTCGGGATTGCTATAGGTCAGGGTCGATCCGGTCGGCTCGGCGTCGATCATGGCGCCGGGCATGTTCATATGGCGGGCGACGTCCAGCGCGGCCGCCTGCCGGCCGCCGATCAGCAGTTCGCCGGAATCTAGCCGGTACTCGGTCAGTTCCAGGGCACTGTTCGTGAACAGAATGCCGCTGTTATCGGCCAGGGCCCGGCGCACTTCCGACACGATTTCGCGGCGTTCGTCGGGCGTCAGGGTGATTTCGCTGGTCTGGTGAACGCCGAGCCGGAACGGTGTCCGCGCGACTTCCGCGGCGGTCGCTTCCAGCGTCGACGCCGCCCGGATCGTGCGCGCGCCGAACGTCAACACGCCCTCGTGCGGCCCTTCGATCAGCACGACCCGGCCGGCGTCGAACGGCTGGCCGTCCTGGTCGACCAGGTGGCCGTCGCCGTCGACGTCCCATAGCCCGTACGGGATATGAACGGCGCGCAACGGCCGGCCGGTCGTGTCGGCGGCCGTGACCAGCCACAGCGACCAGCCGCAGAACAACAGATCGTCGGCCGTCGCCAGCATCCGCTGATACGGCGACTGGCCGGTGTACAGGCCGTAGCGCACCCGGTCGTCGTCGTCCAGCTCGCCGAGCTGGCCGTCAGTGCCGTAACACCAATACGGCTGATCAGGGACCGGGACGTCGCCGCGCAACGCGACCAGCGGCAGCGCGGCCAGGGTCGCGCAGATCAGGTGACGCGACCGGGACACCGCCGGCACTTGCATGGCCTCGCCGCGGGTCATCGGCCGCGGCACCGCGTCGGGCCAGATATCCGGCACGACAACACGTTCCAGGAACGAATCGTCGGCCGTCCAGGGTGACAGGACGCCGGCGGTCGGCACACTCATTGCCAGCGCCGCCGTGCGGCCGAGTCCGAGCCACCCGGGCATCAGATCGCCGCCGCTAGGCGGCGGGCCCGCTGGTCGGCGGCGTCCCGGGCCCGTTTATCGGCGTGCACGGCGATCGCGTGCCGCTCGGCGACCAGCGCGGCCGCTTCCCGCGTCGCGCGTGGCAGACCGCGCCAGGCGCACGCCGGGCACAACGGTAGAAACGATGAATAACCGCAGTCCACCCGGGCGAATCGCTGCACAGGAGCGACCCTGCCACCCGGTACTGACAAACGTGTAATTATCCGGCGGCGGCGGTGTCCAGCGGTCCGCGGAAGTCGCCAGGCTGGTCGTCGTGTTGGTTCACGCGCATCTGACGCTGGCCGTAGACGCGACGATTCCGGTAGAACACAGTCGACCGGCCCTGTGGCACGGGCTTGACCTGTTCCGGCGGGACGTCGGTGATTGATTCCGTTTCGTTCCGCGGGACGTCGGCGTGAGCCGCGGCGACCTGATCGCGGGCCGCCAGCGCTTCCGCATAACGGTCGGCCGCGACTTCGATCTCGGCCGGAGTTGCGTCGGGCGCCGCCGCGACCTTTTCCAGTTTCGCCTTACGGTCCCGAACCTTCGCCCCGGCCGCATCCACAGCCTTGCCTACCGGCGTTTTCCGGGTACGTTGCTGGACCAGTCGTTGATCGGTCCGCAGTCGGAATGTGAACGGGTGCAACGTGTCTCCCGCGTCGAACGCGACGATGTAATCCATCACCGGGTGCGGCGTGAGGTACGTATACCGGCGGCCGCCTTCGGTAAACCGGATCGAATGCACGTCGACCGTGACCGACATCGCCTTCGGCACCGTCCGCGCGATCGCCGTTGCCACCACACACCGGGATGAGTTTTTCCGTAGCGCCGTGTCGATATCCTCTTGTGTGACGTCGACCTTGATCTGATAGCCCATTTGGCAACCTCTTCCGCTGGAATGTCGAGAAAGTTTCTCGACATTCCAGGCACCCTACGCGCCTCAGTGTCGAGATATTGTCTCGACGCCTCACCCGGCGTAGGCGATCGGCCGCACCGGCGCCGGCGGCCGTGCACCGTGCGCCCACAGGGCCAGCGACCCGGCCACCAGCGGCGCGACGTCGGCCGTCGAGGAACGCCGGGACCACGCCCAGCCATCACCAGCGGTACGCCGGCCGGCGCCGGCGACGGCGGCGTCTAACGCCGGCTCGCCCCGGTGCCACACCGTGCGGCCGGCCACCCGGTCGAACAGGTCGGCGCACGCCGCGGTGTAGTCCC